CTGGTCATGTACTTATGCGACTAAATCCAAGTTACCAAACTTGAAATTAAGCCATGGAGTACGGAATCCCGAACCCATCGCCGCCAATGCCTTGTAAGTGCCTACTAAATCATGGCGTCGGATGCCTGCATCTTGATATATCTTGTCTATATTAAACCATTCTTTCATGGTTTTCTCTTGTTCAAGGCAAGAAGACAATAATACCAGAGCTTCACCTCTCAAGACTGAAACACCCGTTTCTTTTGGATCGTAATTTCGGTATCTTTCTGGATAGAAGAGATTCCAAACTACTTCCTCAATGGCCCTGCATTCTCCTCCTCTTGTCCAAATTTTGGACAAAAACTTCGGATCCTGCTTACTTGGTCCCCAGTCTTCATCAGTAAGAGTAGTGACAATACCGAAGTATTGTTTTATTAGACGCTGATGCGTCTTTGCGTTCCAAGGTTCTTTTGATGGAAAGTAGGTGAGATTATCATCACCACATTTAAGTGACTTAAAATTCCTCAAATCACACCCTTGCATCAATAATGCGGTACGATCAACAACTTCGTTAACGATAGTGTTGATAGCATACGTACCTAAAGATCCAGAGACTTGGCAACCGTCCGCGTGATATATTCCATCAAATCCATGAATGTCTTTGTGAATATAGGATCGTACCATCGCACCGAACAATTTCTCGTCACGTTCTGACATGGTGCCAAAACACGGTCGAATCACTTTCCAAAACACGTCTTCAATTAGCCAACTAGCTTGACTTGTATCAAATTTCGAATAATCCGATGAATAATACATATCGTAGTTATCGCGCTGAATTTGAATCCAATATCTCACTTGTTCCTGGGTCATACCTCCTTCACCCCATGGAGCCTTAATGAATAATTGTGTGAATGGGACTAAGAAACGCCCATCCATAAGTAGAGCACGCAAATCCTGCATCAGTATGACCCTACATCTCCACTTCCACTGCTTATCATTAATGGGTTTAGAGTTACTAGAACGATGACTCATTACCAATGGCAACTCATAGGTTCCCCGCTCACTTATTAAATCTAAGTTCGCTTCGACCCAATTCACCGCATCCTCCAGATTCTCACCTTTCGAGCGCTTTCCACTTTCAAAAACTAAGTATCCAGCATTCTTCTTAAGATTCTTTTGGACTTGGTCCGATCCGGCTACCGCACTTGTTGAGATCGGATGTAAGCACCCTGAACTAGTTAATAAACGTAGGACATCTCTAGATACACTCTCAACCGCCTTGTTGTAGTGCTCATTCCAACGTAAACTTCGTTGTTGCTTACCGCAGTATAACATCAGGT